CTGCTAATGTAGCAACCAAATCTCCAAGGGATAAATCAACAAGCATTTTAATGCCTTTAGCCATCTCTTTTACGCCACGGCCTGCATTAAGTGCCGCAGTACCCATAGAATCAAGGATATTTGCAACACCGTCAAGGACATTCCTAACTGCACTACCAAACGATTCAATTACTGCCCCAACACCTTCTAGAGCTGATTTTACACCATTTCCAAATCCTTCAAAAGCGATTCCTAGACCCGTCAATACATCTTTGATAGCCGAACCGACAGATGAAATAACAGTAGCTATGCCATTGAATACTGCGGTAATCACACCAGTTAGCGATTGGATAACAGCGCTAATGGAGTTAATAACCCCAGAAATACCACCAAGAAGTCCTGTGAAAGCCCCTATAACGAGAGATGCCCCTGTTGAAACGGCTATAACGAGCTGAGATAATCCGCCCGCTACTGCGCCTACAATCTGAGAGATAGCTCCAGCTACAATTGGCAACATAGAGCCAATAGCGTTTGCGATAATAGGTAGTAAAGTGGCTAGACTATCAGTGACCTGTTGTAAGATTTGCACAACAACATCGCCAACGGTTCTTAAAATTTGACTAATGCCATCAGCTTGAGTTCCTGCCAAGGCAAAAGCTGCTCCTACCATTAAAACAGCCGCTCCTAAAGCTAGCCATGTGGTAGGCGGTACCATAGCAATCGCAGCACCAAGTCCCTTGAATGCAATCGCTAGCCCAGTGCCTATACCTTGCGCAACTGTTGATATTGCGGTTCCTAGAGAACTAATGATAGGGGGGGATTCCAGACAAAGCAGTTTTAATACCAACTCCGATACCTTTTGCAGCTGTTGATATGGCTGTACCAGCAGACTTAACGATATTACCCAAGCCGCTGAAGATTTGTCTAATAATGCCACCGCTTCTTCTAGCGCCGTTAGAGGCTTTGTCTGTTCCTTCTTTGGCTTTGTTTCCAAAGAGACCAAATTTGCTGCCAATTTTATCCAAAAAAGAACCAATGACGCTTTGTCCCGTTAATTTTTCGAATAACTTAAAACCTCCAGCTACTGCGGCGAAGGTAGCTATCCAACTTCTTAGTCTGCCAGGGTCCATCTTTCCTAAAACATCGGAAACAGCTTTAGCGAAGTTAGAGACGTGTTTAACAATCCCTCCAACTGTTGCTCCAAAAGTCTTCCAATTCCCTCCGCTCATGGCGCTAGCGACATTTTTTAAAGCTCCCCAAACGCTCTGCAAAGCTCCTGAAAAAGCACTAATTGCTCCAGTTTGTTTGAAACCGTCCCAAAATTCTTTAACCTTTGAAGTGACAGATGAAACCGCCGATGAAATATTAGATACAATTTTATCGATATTAATTCCTTCAAGGAATTTCCCAAGATTACTAGCAAACTTAGAAAAATCAACTTTATCGAGTTGTTTACCGATTGCTTCGATCGCTCTAATTCCAAATTGGTTCACTTTTTCAAACGCTGGTTGCAATTTGTTGGATAAGCCTTCTCGCATACCGTCGATGGCTTGGTCAACAGTTTTGAACTCAGTTGCCATCTTTTGGAAACTCTTATCATTGCCTGCTTTTTTTACCGCTTCCAAAAAATCGCTGGTTTTAACCCTACCCGCCTGGATATCGGCGACGAGTTCATCAAGATTTTTACCCATAGATTTAGCGACTTTAGCCATCCCTGCAGGCGTCTGTTCCAACATTATCCTAAAGTCTTGCCATGCAACTGTTGGTCTTCCAACAGCTTGTGTCATTTGCTGACTAATTGATTTCATAGCCTGCTTCGGATTTTCAGCAGATGCAGCTAAACCGCCAAAAGCTTTTACGAGCTTTCCGGTATCTTTCACGCCAACTGCTGCTAACTGTGCATACGTGCTAGCCATATCTGATGCCGAGTAGATTGTTTTAGTTGCATAGTCTTGCATCGCCGTTTTAACTGCCAAAATTTGTTTTTTTCCAAACCCAATGTCCGCTAAATTAGCGTCAAAAGTTTTCCACGCTTTCGCTGAACTATTCATCTCGCCAAGCATAGAGCCAAGGCCTGATGACACTGTCCTTGTCATTGCCGAGATAGCTTGTCCAGCTAAATTCGCTCCTAACATGGATTTAAACATGGAACTAGCTTTTTGAGACACCGATGAAAAACCGGTTGAACGCTTTTCCAAGCCTTCGATTGAACGGATTGCCGATTGTAATGTTTTGCCAAAGGTTTTATCAACAGCTGTCAAAACCGCTTCAACAGAATAAGATTCTCCCATTTAACCTCCTTTCCTTAAAGGTTAGCTTTGAGAAGTAAATCCATACCTTTCTTGTCGTAACCTTCATCAATTTCTTGAGTGATTTTTCGGATTTCTTCCTCATAATCAAAAAAGTCCTTGAATTTTTTATAAACAGGGACTTCTTTTTTATTTTTCTTGCCACCAACAAGTTTTGTTGCCGTAACTTGGTAATTTATCCAAGCTTGTTTGTGAGCTTTATGTGATTCATCAACAGCCGCTAGTGCTTTGCCTGTCATTAATAAATCATATTCATACAAAGTTAATCGCCCGATTTCATTGATGTCAGTCATGCCGAGATATCTAATACAATTAAGCACAATCATCTCAAAGCTTTCTTGAGAAGAATAATGTTTTAAGCCTCTGCTTCCATTTCCGCCATGTTTTTGTCCAGTTTGGCGATAAATAACTTTGAAGCGTTTGACTGACGTAACTCGTCTAGAACATCATTGAAAAGTTTTTCGATATCTTCGACCTCATCAATGTAGTCATAAATGTCGTTCAAGCTTGGACGAGGTGATTCTGTAATGGTTCCAACATGAATGATTTCGGCAAGTGTCACAACATTACGTTCAAACAAAAACGGAACCGTTGATTGTAAACCAGTACCAAATTTCATCCCCTCACGTTCTGTAACATGAGCTTTATCCATTTCAGCAACAAATCGTGTGCCAAATTTTACGTTATGAGTTTTTCCTTTAATTTCCAATTGCATTATTCTTTCTCCTTCAACAATAAAAGGTTGGATACTAAATCCAACCTAACCGTTACATTTCAAAGCTGTTTTCTTTTTTGGTTTCGCTGGTTGTATCTTTAAATGCGTACTGTACAGCTTTTTTTTGGTCATTTGTTAATGTAGCGAGCCCTTTTTTACCAACACCATTGATGGCAAACTCCATTTCAATTACAATATTTTCTTCTGCGTTTTTCTTAGCGCTGAAGCTTGAAATGTAACCTTGGTAATAAGTCGCTAGGTATTTATTTTCTCCTCCGTTTGTCCCATTCTTAATATCCCAAACTTTTGCAATCCCATTTTCGTCGTTTTTTTTGCTTGCTTCTTCTGAATCAATATCCCAAATTTCTACAAGCTCACCATCCTCCATGGCTTTTTCTAGTTTAGCTGCTAGTGTGTCACCTTTAGCTAAAATAGATGTTGCTTTAAAGTCGTATTCTAAAGCCCCCACGGACTGGATAATACCATCTTTAGTTTTTTGTCCATCTACGTCACGGCTTTTACCAACTTCGTGTTCTGTTTGAAAAGCTAGTTTAGTTGCTACCTCACTAGATGCTTCTTTTAACAAACGAAATAACAAGATTGAATGAATTCCTTGTTTTGCTTCTAATTGTTTTGTTTGTTCTTGTGCTTCTGACATTACTTCTTTCTCCTCCTATCTCAAATTAAATCTAAGTGTGACAATCGCTCGTTTAAGAAGTGTCACAGTTGTTGTATCGTCCAAAATCTGAACAGACGACTGCCTAATATTAAACGACCAACAGAATCCATCGGTACGAGCTACGGACATAGCTTGCGAAAAAATAGCAGATGCCATGTCAGACACCTGCTTCCGTTTTTTCTGCAATCCCCAAACAGACAACATAAGTTCAACAGAACCTTTAATGTCATCTTTATTTGGAATATACTCCGCATCAGTAGATTCCATTTCCACAAATGGATATGGAACTTCAGTCATCGGTTTATAATCGTAAACTGTAAAGCCTAAAGACTGGATACGTTTAAACATTTCATCAAAAATAGACTGATCTCTAGTTTTAATCATTTGACAAGCGCCTCCAAATCTTTTCTAAATTTTACTTTTTGCTCTTTTAGAGCTGGCAAAACAAACGGTTGTTTGCTCATAAGGCGAGTTCCTCTTTCAAGGTAGCCGGCATAATGAGTTCCTGGTTTAACCTTGACACTCAATCCACCATCGCCGATTTGTATGGTAATAGAACGTCTAGTTGCACCTGTTGAATAGCCTTTTGTAAATACCGCTTTATTAATCATTTTCCTTTGAAGCTGCGTCCCATTGTCTCTGACAATCTTCTTGACGGCATCTTTTTTGATAATAAGCTCAAGTTTCTTTTTTAAACCAGCTGTTCCAACTACTTTTAAAGATATATCAGCCACCAATAGAGTCATCTCCTTCCAGATAAAAAACAATAGCGCCAAGCTTATTTGCCTGCGCTTTGTATCTCCTGCCCTCATACTCGCAATAATCAAATGCTTTTGTATAAGGCTGCTTTAGGTAGATAACTTTACGATCCTTTTGATAATCTCCAAAAATCTGTACGGACTTTTCCATGCCCATGTCCATCACAAAACAAGGTTTTGTGATACTTATGACCTCTGTGTGCGTATACTCACCTAAATCGGGATTGTATTGCTCATCCGTCGTTTTAACAAATGTAACTCTATCTGCATATCTCATAAAAAGTACAGTCCCCCTTTACAAGATTTGTCTTTGATTAAATTAAGCTTTGCCATAATCATGTTATCGTATGGTTCAAACTCATCCAAAAAGTCGTAGTATGTTGTCGTATGACCTTCCACACTCTCGCTTTTTGCCCTCTCGGCACCTCTACGGTTAAATCTAGCAATTAAACAATCTTCTAAAACAAAACTAAAAGCGCTGTCTATTTCGACAGCACCATATTTAGCTTTAAAATGGTCTGTAACGCGTTTTAGCAACATGTTAAGTAAATCGTCCTGTTGACTGTCTAAGATGCCTAAATCAAGCTTTACATTGCTTATAACGCTACTTGTGTTTACTGCATCCATAAACACCTCCTAGTTATCCGATTGCTTGCTTCAAAAGCTCCAATAGATCGGACTTTTTAAGTTTAGCATCATACCCAACATTTAGTTCGTCAAGTTTGCTTTTAATCTCACTCACTTTTAGCTTGTCAAAGTCTACAGACGGTTCTAAAACACCGCCCTCTGTCAAAAACTCTACTCGGTCGCCCAAGTAAATATCGCCGACTTCGTAGACTACTTTTGTTACTTTATCTTTAAATGCTCTAATTACTCTAGGCATATTGACCTCCTACATTTCAAAGCTGTTTTCTTTTTTCTCGGGTTTTTCGTTTCCTGATGCGTCGATAATTTGTACTTCTTCCAAGCGTTCAAACGATGGCAAAGCAATCATAGATACCTTGATTTGGACGTTTACTGGGTCTGTCGTTTTAGTTGTGGTAATTGCGATACCAGTCTCAACTAACGAAACTTCAGCATCCGTAGCTTGACCCCCCATGAGGTCTGACTGCTCTGGAGTAGTACCAAATACAGTGTGGCCAAGGTTGCCGTTAGGAACTAAAGTTGCAAAACCGTCTGGGAAGTATTTACGAGATTCACCATCATCACCAACAAACATGCCATCTTTTAGGATGACTTTGACTTGTAGTTCATCTTCAAGATATGTGTTTAGGTCGCGTTTAGTAACCGCTGCCCCATTTGGTGCCATAGGCTTCACGACATCTAAAGTGTTCTCTGCGTTTTTAATCAAACTAAATGTCTTAGAGTTCATGATGATAGCTTCTGGCACAAAACCACGTTCTGCCATTTTTTCAATAGCACCTTCAATGTCTTTAAGTGGTGTAGCAGTAACTTCACTCCATTTTTTAGATGGTTTGGTCGTTTGATCTCCAGCCAATCCATAGTCAATGTCTTTCATCACGCCGTTAGACTGGATATGAATTTTACCTTTTGATAGTACTTCCATGCGCATTGCTTCAAGGCGTGCTTTAGCACCTGCAATAAGCGTAGCCTGGTCATTGTAAATAGATGCCAAGATGGTATCGATAAGCTCGTTATTTTTAGTTTGAGACAAAATGTTAAGTTGTTGACGGTCTGCCTCTTTAACAACCATAGCTTCCTTGAAGAATGGCATTTCTTCGTCAAGCAATTCAACGGCCATACGGTCACGTAGAGGCACCTTAGTGTCAAAAGCAGCCGCTTTAAGTGTCACAGATTTTCCTGCTGCACCTTTGATGAAAGATAGCTTAAGTCCTAGTTGCTGTTTTGGTGGGAATGCTTTTTCTCCCAATGTATTTTCAACATTTTCGTTTTTAGCATTGTAAAAACCTTTGATATTTTCCGATGTGATAATTTCATGGATTAACGCCATATTTATTTACCTCCTTTAACAAATACAATATGCGGTAGTTTTTTTTCCAACGGCGTGAAATCCTTTGCCAGTGTCGCGTCTGCGAGCTTGTCTGCATTGACAGTGCCACGATAAACACAGGAACCAGCTGCATCGCCATTTGTTAAATCGACATCTGTAAGCAAAATCCCGCAGATGTTGTTTTCGCTAGAAATTTCTCCATTTTTCACAGTTTTAACTTTCTGTTCGCGGTTTTTAAATACTGATTCCGAGACACCTGCTAATACTGTCCCAGCTGGAACAACTTTCTTGTCGATTTTTTCTGAATCTAAAGTGACTGAAATAGCCTCATAGTCGAGATTGTGTAGAATCTCTTTAGATGTTATTACTTTACGTTTGTTCATAATTTCCTCCTAAAAAAGCTTGGTGCTTTGTTGTGCTGCCTTACTAGCCAAGTTAGCACCGTAATTGGTTTGTTTTGCGACACCACCGCCTGTTGACGGAGTGGTCTGGCGTACAAGAGCCTTGCGGTCATCAGCGATAACTTTAGCAAATGCGTTTGCTAGCGTTGTTACATTTGCTTTTGTTTGTTCTGCGTCCAAAGTCACAACTAAACCAAGTACGTCATCGTTGACGTTGATTTCAGATTCTGCAAACATTTGACGAGCTACTGCTGTTAACTCATTGCGTGTCTTATCGTTTTTTAGCTCTTGCAATTCGTCTAACAGCTTCTGCTTTTCGTATTCTGCTTTCTCTTTCTCATTCATCTTAGCCATTTTTTTAGCTTCCGATTTCTCCGCTTCTTGTTCTGACTTCCACTTTGCAAATTTTTTGTCGATGATGGCATCCACATCTGCATCTGTGTACTTTTTTTCGTCTTGCGGTTGTTTTGCTTCTGGTACCACTTGCTCTTCAACCGTTTCAACTGTTTGTGTTTCTTCTGCCATGGTTGGCACCTCCTATGTTTTAAGTCATCCCCGACTATAAAATCCATAGCTTTTTACGTCGTCAATGCTTGGACATAATAAAAAGCCGTATTGCTACGACTTTAAAGTGAATTAAATAAATAACAGTCTAAAAGTTTCACGACCTTTTGGAGTTATTAAGGTTTGAGTTCCTGCCCAGTTGGTCTTTTCGTTAACACTTTCCTTGACTTCAAATAACCCGCTATTTTTATCTGCAAACGGCATAAGCTTACCTTTCTTGTCTCTGTAAACGTATTTCTTATCAAGTAGAAATTGAATGAATCGTCGTTCCTTAACTTTTAATTGTTTAGCAGTTTCACGGAAACTAGTCAATAAATTGCGGTCAACCAAATCATCAAAATAATCAGCCTTTGGCTTCATAACCATGTTCTCAACGCTCAAAATTGACTTCTCAGCCTCTAACTGACGACTGCGCTCCTTTTCCTCTTTTAACTCATTGGCAAGCCGTATGAGGAAGTCTGGGCTGGTAAGTGCCTGTTCCAAGGTTTGTTCAGTCATATAAGCGCCGTGTTTGCGGATTGATGGTAGGACTTCCGATGTGACCCAGTCTGCAAACTTTTCAGCTTCTGGCTTGCGAGATTGGAAGACTAACTTGTAGAAATTGCTTTCGTTGATGAAGTTAGCTTGTTGAGTTCCGCCATTCGTAAGGAGGTCGGTAGTAACGACCCCCTTTGGGTTAAGTCGTTTAACAACATCTTTGCTATTTTTGATTTCTAAAATTTTACAGCAGTCTTTCAAATTGAAAAACGATTCTCCGTTAATATCTGCTGTACGCACTTCTCCAAACTGTTCATTAGTAAATACTTGTAATTCCATATTATTTACCTTTCATTGTGTTTTCGATAACGCTTCTGTGTTCCACTTCTAAACTGTCTAAACGGTACATAATCAAGTTTAGAATCGCAATTTGGGAACTGTGTTGAGAAATAAAATCGTACCAATCACACTGACTATCCCAATCAATGTCTTTATCCAGCCAGGCATGCAAGGATTCCAAACTTGCTCTAATTTCTTCGACACTAATTAGCAATGTCTCATAATTATCAATAATATCAATTTTCGCCATAATAAAAACTCCTTTGGTATATGACAAAGAAGCTCTATTCTGATATAATGATTTCAGAAAGAGTTTCTTTCGTGCGATAGGTTAGAACCACAGTTTGGCGACGGGGGTTCTAACCTATTTTTGTTTATTTACGCCTAATACCAGCTTAATACCATCTCTAACTACCTCTGTTCGAGTAGTATTGTTGTCTTGACAATACTGTTCGAGCTTTTTATTTAACTCTGAATCAATTCTTGCCTTGACTTCGACATTTAATGGCTTTTCACTTTTAGGCCGTCCTGTTCGTGGGCTCATTTCATCACCTACTTTCTGTGCCACAAATATATAATAAAACTTGTGCCACAAAAAGTCAAGGGATTTTTAAAAAATTTTTAAAAATATGAAAAAGCCTATTTCTTCCCCCACTTCCGTTTGTAGTTTTTCTTGACGTAGTTAATATCAACTGCAATGTTTGTAATAGCTGCTTGATTATCAAGACACACACCTTTAACTGCTGCAAACTCTCTATTTATTGCTTGGGCGTTTTGTTGTATAATCGATCTCAGCTCTGCAATTTGTCTGTTTTGATTCTTAATAGCTTCAGCTTGCATGGCATTCTCTGCGATCAGCATCACAACCGCTGTTTCCAATTTACGTTTTTTCTTAATGCGTTTATTCATGTCTTCCTCCTGTTTTTAAGCATAAGAAAAGCACTTAACTATAATAGCTAAGCGCTTGATTAATATGCAAAATCTAACTTATTTTTTATTTTTTGATATAGCTCTAAAACATCTTCCGGAGTATCATCTCTGAAAATGAATTTTTTCTTGCCGCCAATGGTTTCATCGCCTACAATCCATCGGCGGATGATTTTAGAAAACGTTAGCACTTCTTGAGTCGGTCTTGACATCATTTCCATCTGAATACCTCCTTTATTTTTTCTAACAATAGCGGATCTGATAATTTATCTCCCGCAGTCATTGCCTCGGCTATAACTTCGTTATATTTCCCTTGTAAACTAGCAACATCAGCATACTCGCTTATTTTATATAAATAATTATAATCAGATTGCTTTTGTTCTTTAATATAGGAAACTAGAGACGAATCAAGTGCATTTTTTGCCTCTTCAAGTGTATTATAACGCTTTTTATTATGTTTGTAAAATTGTTTAGCAGTATCCCAATGTTTTTTGTGGGTTAACTCATGCACTAGAATACCGTTTAAGTCGACAGCCGCAAAGTAGTTATCCAGCAGCATATCACTCACAGCGGCTTTTGAATTCAACAAATCACTTATAAACAAAGTGTCTTGTTTATAATCATATCCCGCCCAGCCTTGGAGCTTAGCTTTTTTAACAAATACAATTTTAGGAATGCTATACCCTTCTAAGTTGTCTAAGTGCTCTCCAACACTTTGAATCGTATCTCTAATTTTTTTGGTATTATCTTGCGCCCAAAAATCATATCTTGTGCCGACAACTTTCTTGGCACTTACTCGGACATCTTTGTTAATGATAAAAGATTGAGTTTTAGCCATCAAATCAATATTGTTCATGTTTCGATTATAGTCCAATTGCCTGTCTGTTGCAACACCACTTTCATCTACCCCTACAATCGCACAACGACAATACGGGTGAAACGGTGGGGAGTTTTCCCCTGTTCTCCACTTGTCAAGATGATACGGCCCATGCTTGACTATATCCTTACAAATATCACATGCTTTAGGCTCTGGGATAATATCAAACATAGTAAAGCCATTCTCCGCCATGGATAATCTGCCAACTTCCATTTGTACCCTTGCATGCTCCGTTATCGCTAGTCGCTTTGCGTAAGATGCTGACACATCAAACTCTCGTCTAATATCTCTTGCAATAGTTAAGCCGTTTTTACCTCTTAGGATAGCACTCTGAACACTTTGAGATATGATACTGCGTAACTTATCTTGTCTGTCCCAAATGTTATCTGACCATTTTGCTCCTTTGAAATTAGCATTGATAACGGCATCAGCTAAGCTTTTCACACTCGCTTGGCTAGCAACTGATAATCCTAATAGCCCAGCTTGAAACTCGGTTTCTTTGCGATAGCCTTCATCAAGAAATTTCTTGGTTAGCTTGTGTTCGCCGTTGGCAAGTTCTTGCATTTCTAAATCAATGTTTAAGCGCAATAGTTCCAAAGCATTCGTTTTCATGGCTAAGTTGTAAATAGACATGTCTGCATTTTCTTGGTGGGTAAAATCATCTCTTGTTACCGTTCTCCCCTCTTTTCGTAGCTTCTCAGCCTTTGCAACAAGTTCCTTAGCTTTCTTCTGGTAAGCAGAAATATCAAGCTCAGAAGCTCTCTTACGGGCTTCTGAAAGGTCTATTTTCTCTTTGTCAGCATAACGTTTATAAAACGACTCAATTTCTTTTTCGATATTCCTGAAATGATAATCGTGCAATCGCTTCATGGATTGCTCAAGAGAGATATCGTCTGCCTCTTTAGCATCCATTTCTTTCTTGATACGGTCACGCCAGTATTTACTCTTTCTGGTGGTCATGAGCTAACTCCCTATCAGTCAATCTACTGGTTTCTTCTAACTTCTGCGCTAGTTGACTACGTGATTTCGACTCGCTGTTGATAAGGCTAATTTCTTTCTTAGCATCTTCCACGATGTCTGTAATAGCCATAGCTGTCTCTTGCGACAACTCTCCACCCAATGCTTTAAAGGCTTCAATCTTTTCTTGTAGCGACTTAGGTAGGTTTGGCGTAAATGTGATTTTAAGCTTGCTGATGTCAAAGTCATCAATCTCTTTAAGCAGTTGGCTTACACGAGCGATTAGTTTGTACCTACGTTTAAGAGATTGCTCAAATAAAGCTTGCATGTCGACACGCTCCTGATCAAGACCAAACACTTTCCACTTCAACGCCTCTCCGGATTGTTGACCGGCAAACTTACTGTCTGTCATGTCTGGCGTATTGGTAAATTTATGGATGTCGGACACAATACGATTTTTATAGGCTTCGGTTCCTTGTACGTCATATTGTTTATATAGATATTTGGCATCTACAGATCCCTCACGTCCGTCTTGGTCGACAGGAGGCTCGAGGTTAAGCAATCTAGCTTTACGCATCACTTTCACAAATTCGATACGCTGTTCGGCTGTCTGAACATCATGCGGAAATGACACACGTCCGAAAATGGCTAGAATTGCGTCTGACAAATCTTGCATGTAGTTAGCTGTATCAGACTGAGCTGCATCATACAAGTCGATTAAAGACAACTCTGTCTCGTAGTCGCCCATGCCGTCATCTGTGTTGAGATACTCCGTGATTGGTACCGAACCAAACGCATGAGACGAAGCCTCCCTAATCAGTGTTAAATCACCATCATATTCAAACTTCAGGATTTTATTATCGGTGTAAAGCTCGACAATTTTTGTAGTACCATCTAATTGATTTTTGTTATAGTACCGCACACCAGCTAAGCTTGATTGCTCTAGGTTATTTTGATAGATAACAAATACTTCCCGTGGATCTAGTCTAACGACCTCTGTCTTGTCATCCATGCTGCGATAAATCAATTCAAACGCTCGACCAACCTTGGATAGGTCTTTTACTAATCTGCGGTTCAGCTGGTGGAAATTGTTTTTAACAGATAGGTTCTTTAATAGGTCTTGCTGCTGCTCGGTACCATCAATATACTCTACACGAATAGGATTACCCACCAAATAGCCCTGTTTGAGCGTTGAAATATACTTACCATAGTTATGCACAGCACGAACATCAGCCATGTCATCGTCTTTCCTACGGCCTATTTCGCTGATGGTGTGGTTATTTCCCTCTGCATAATCTAGAAGCTCTTGTATGCGTGGTTTTTGGACTTTAACGTGGTGTTCAATCATTTCACGGAGTAGCTTATATTTTTCGGTTAACAAGCTTTCTAGACTTTCCGCTTGATACCTCATGCGAGCTTCACGGTGGAACCTAAACTCTAATGTTTTAGTCTTTCCCGTACTATCTCTAAATGATTCTGTGTACATTATTTTCCTTTCTAGTAACCAAAACCAGCCCTAAGAACTTCAAACTGATTTGACTCGTTGCTTCTGATATGGTATTTTTCAAGCGCATATCTAATCGCATCAATAACGTGGTTATTCTTATCTATCGGTTCGTTTAACCAATTGCCCTCTTTGTCTTGTTTAAAGGTGTAAGTGTTAAACTCTTCAATTGTGTGTTCACAAGATGGGTGAATATATATCTTAAACCCCTGCATGAATTGAATCCCTTGCATGATTGACCCTTTACCTTTAATACTCGGGACAATTCCAGACACCCCTTTACTTTTTATTTCTGCAATGAGGCGTTTTTCGGCGCTATCCCCTGCGATGTAAGACCTATGCAAGTTTTTATCTCTTATCATTTTGACAATATGATCTGTTAACATAGCCTTTTGATAATGTTCGTTGTAAAGCCATAACTCTTTGTTTGCGAGGTCAACTGCAACACATATAAGAGTTGTAGGGTCTTGAGTAAACCCAAAGTCCATACCGACCGAGGTCTCTTTAACGCGTTGAATTGTTTTTTCAACATCAAAATCTACGACTTCAAAGTTATCAAAAACAAGACCTTCAGCAACGCCCCATTCACCATCGCACACGATTCTAGCCCGCCTTGGATTAGTCTTGTACAAATCTTCGTAGCGTCTTTTATCGACATCATCAAGCCATTCGTTTACTCTAAATGTTGTAGTCCCAGAAAATGTATCAGCCCGTTTAGTTTCTTCATCAAAAAAGACACGTTTAAGCCAATGTCTTTCTGACCACGGGTTAAACGTGACTGTTATCTGTTTAAAAAAATCAGGAACATCTGAAGTACCACGGATTGATTCTACAACTGTTGAAAACTTATCTTCTGTCTCTATCTGGTAAGCCTCTTCAAACCAAGCCCAGCACAAAGCGCCAACATCGACAGTAATAGATGTGATTTTTAACTCATCATCAAGTCCACGGAACAGTATCTTTTGGCCCGTTGCCTTTACAGTTATTTCTGGCAAACTCTCATTGAATTTAAAAAGATGCGAAACCTTTAATTGATTACATGCCCATTTAAAATCTGTATAGGTTGACTGTTTGTTGGTGTTTGAATATCTACGGATGACCAATAAGTTAGCCCACGGATACTTCAGCAATCTAACGATAAAATTTAAAGCAGTCGTTTTAGATTTTTTAGATCCGCGGCTACCTTTAACTACTCGATAAAAATTTCTAGACCGCCAAAAAGCGCCATAACCTATACCGATTGTTGATGGTAAATCTACTTTAATCAGGGATGTTGTCTTCATTTGCAAACACCACCGTTCCAGAATGCTCTAATTCACGTTTTTCTGAGTAAGCTCCATTAACTTTATAAATTCTATCCCTAGCCCTACCCTGTTCTTCGTGACTTGGGGTATATTCTCTTTTCGTGTGGATAACCACTTGACCTGTCAGCATATCTGTTTCTTTGAATTCAGATATTTGGATTTCTCCACGGGCTATCGATGTATCTTGTTCCAACGTTTCTGCAACATCTTGAATACGGTCTCCTTTAGTATCTTTTGCCTCCAAAAAACGTTCCTTCATTGCTTTTTGAATTTCAACATTTTTCAACAAGCGTTGACCTTGGCTATAAGCGCTTTTTTCAGAATATCCAGCTTGTTTTGCAGACTCAGTAGCGTTAAATGTGATGATGTACTTATCCACAAAACGCTGTTGTTTTTCGGTTAATTCCTCGTATGCGATTTTCCACCACCTCCAATCCATAATAAAAAGCCACACGATTGTGTGACTTCAGCCCGACATCTATGTCGGTCTGTTTTACCACAAGCAGAGGATTCGAACCTCCATCTCTGGGTTATCAGCCCAGCGCTTTGCGCATGCGCCCCTCCTCGGTACGTCTACCAATTACTTACGCTTTAAGCTAACTTGTTACAGGAACAGTCGGAATCGAACCGACACATCTTCTTCTGGCTCTTCGCAAAGAGTTTTCGGACTTAGCTAACGTCCCGAAGCAAGGCGCTACCTCCACCGTTTTCCAATCACGGTTCATGTTCCCGATAATCGCCTTACTCTGCGCAAGTGGTCCCCTTAGAGATCCCAGTGCTTATTTTTAAAGTAAGCCGGTTTAATTGAGACGGCAGGATTCGAACCTGCACGTCCCACATGCCATAAAATAACAAGTTTGATCGTAGTTAAAGTTGGCGACTAAATGAATAGCCAGTGGTTAAAAGGTTATCTCTTCTTGTTATTTTGATAGTACTATAATAACATGAATAATTATATATAAAGTACATAATTATTCCATATTAATTCCAGCTTTTTTCCAATTTCTCGACAAGCAACATTCCCTCTTTATATAGCTCTGAGAACGACAACAAAGCATTATCTAGCATGTTATAATACTGGCTTTTTTCATAACCAAGTTTTGTATAAATATCACAATCAGTCTTTGGATATGTGAGCAAATACTTGTCAATCAGTATCAATCTATACTCTGGATCAAATATCCCGTTGACTGCTCTCTCAATCGCATCCAGCTCTTGTTCTGCTGACACACGATTTAGCGCTAGTCTCTCAACTGGTTTGCTAGGAACTCCATGCGGTTGTCTTGGCTCAAATGAGTAAGTAGCTGTAACTTTTTGAGTATCTACGTCATTAGCTATCCTTCGCCAGCGTGGATACTCTCTCAATTTACGCTTGGCATTGGATTTTGTTTTTTGGATATCAATCTCAGGAAAAAACGTCACGAAAGCCCCCCGATGTGGTATAATTTATTTAAGCTTAAATTTAACCAAGGAGGCGTTCATATGGACGTCTTTTTGTTTTGCGGAGAAAAGCCCATTCGGATTTGGTATCTCAACCGTGTACAATTTATCTTTTTTGACTATGTAGCCATAGGTCCAAGCGTTAATAAAATCGTTGTGGTGGTCAATCGCCCAAAGCCACACGTCATGATGATAACCGTGACTGTTATCATAGGCGAGATTTTCATACATATCTATTGCGGACGAATCCGCAAATGATTGCTTATGATCCTCTACCCAATCAGCCACAAACTGAGGCACTACTGGTTTTGGTTGGTCGAGTTCGATTTGATCAAGTATATCTAAGATAGTCTTTATATCGATTACATTATTTTTTGTGTCTTGCGGATACACACTATATTTTTCTACTTTTTTCTTCGCTTCTTCAATGTTCATTTTTACCTCGCATTTAACTTACTCTCTACATGCACTATCGCATCACCAATCCACTCTTTGACATTAAATTCTTGCTCAATATCTTGAGTCCTTGGCATAACGTTAATATCACTAAAACTCAACATGTCGTCTTTTGTATTTTGCAAAAAATAAATGTTTTTAACTTGTCTTGTTAAAGAGTCACCATGCACCACCACACCATTTATCCCTCTTATAGACATATTAAAGAGTAAAAACGGTAATGCTCTATCAGATAACTCCTCTACTTGATACCAATAATCGCTTGGTTTATATGTAAAAGGATTTGATGATATCCTATGTCTTTGCCATGCTTGTATGAGGATTCCTCCTGTGCCTACTGCACTCTCATAGTATGTGTGCCCGCTTACCAATCCAGTCAGTAACTTAGATACACTTAGCGGAGTAAAATCTTGCTTTTTATTTTTGCGGTCAGCTTGTTCTTCCTCAAAATATTGCATAAACCAGTCGTAAGATACATCTGTTTCATATTTCAAAAACTGTCTAAATATATCCTCACGACTATCTTTATCAAAGAGTATGTCCGTAAGTCGTTTGGGTGCTTTATAAACTTCGTCGATGCCTAGTATGCGATGTATCTCATCGATCTTAATCATGTTACCCTCCGTTGTGCGTAAGTTCCGCTATCCGCTTAGTC